AGGCTGATCATGGCGACCAAGAATGAAGAGCTGTTCGCGAGGACCGGGATCGGCAGCCTGCCGAACGAGGTCTTCGAGAAGGATTCCGGCGCGTATTCGCCGGCCGTGCAGGGCTTCGCGAAGGAGTCCGGCAACGTCGGTGCTCAGGCGAAGCCGAATCCGACCAACCCGCTCAGCAATCTCCGGAAGTGCTGACGTGGGGATCGAGTTCATGCCGATGAGCGTTACGTCGCAGACACCGAACGAATCCCTGTTCGCGTCTGTCGGCGGATCGCGCACGACCGCTGAAGAGGCGTTCTTCATCAGCGTGTACACCGATCCTCTTGCCGAGGCACCGTCGGATCAGCGCTTCGGTGCGGCTCCGCAGTTCCAGGGCATCAACCCTTTCGGCCTTCTGCGACGGTTCTGATGGCCGAGAACCTGCGCATCAAGTTGAGCACGGTGTCCAGCGACATGCTGGACACTACTGCTTTCGTGATCGCGGGGATGCCGGAGCTGTCGCTCTACACCGAGGGTCGTGTTCTCGCGGAGCGCAAGCTCACCGATAACACCCCGTGGGTGATCAGTCTTCAGAGCCTCCCGAACGTAGCTGCGGTCCTCATCGCGACCAACGCTGCAATCACTGCCGCTTTGACCCCGACGACGGGCTCGGTGGCGACTCTCCCGGTAGACAGCCTGCTCGTGCTATCGTCCACGTCCAACCCTTTCACCGCACTCACGATCACGCGGGCGAACGCGCTGCCGGAAACATCAGTGACGGTCGTTCTGCTGCAATCCGCCCCATAAGGAGATCCGTTCATGCCCGCCACCGTAGGTTCCATTCTCGAGCAGGTTCAGAAGGCCAATCCCAACACCCTTCCGGACATGCTTCGCCGCATGCGTCTCGACCGGCTCATGCAGCCCATCTCGGTCACGTGCACGATCACGTCGGCCGCGTCGATCGACATCACCACGCTTCGGACGGTCGCGTCCGGCGCAGGTGCGGTGCCTTCGGCGAACAGCCCGGTCCTCGCGCTCAACGAGCTCCTTCCGCCTGTGCGGTACGTGCGCTCGCTCCGTGTCGTCACCGGCACGGCGACCGGCTTCCGCAATGTGGCGGATCCGGGCGGAACGCCGAGCACGACGCTCGCGACTCTCTCCGAGGATGGCAAGACCATCACCTTCGAGGCCGTGATCACCGTCTTCCAGCTCACCTACTACGGTGGACCGGACGTCGGCACGACCCCGCAGTCCTCGGCTCTCACGCCGAGCCCCTGATTCCGTGCCTCGAGCAATCGAGGCTTCCTGATCAAGACCCTGCACAACTTCCAACCCTCAACGTCTTGATCCACATACTGTCTCCGACTCAAACACGCCTCACGACGGCGGAATAAAAGTCGGATCTAGAGTGGAGCCCGTAGGAGATCAAGCAATGTCCGACGTAACAGTTCAGTCCGAAAATACCGAAGTCACCGTTCCCCCCATTCAGCAGCCCGTCCATGCAGCCCCGCCCTCCGCGTCGGATCTGCCGGAAGAGTTGCCGAAAGGTGTCCTTCAGATCCCGTCCTCCGCGATGGGTGAGATTCGACGCAAAGAGCGCGAGCGTGGTCAGAAATCGCAGATGAAGCGACTCGACGATCAGGCCAAGACTCTCGGCTACAAGTCACACGACGACATGATCCAGCAGATTTCAGCGCAGAGAGCTCGTGGAGGGAAGGGTGGCAAGCCGAATCAGGCTCGCTCTCCTCAGCCCGTTTCACGCGCGCCCGAAGCGCAACCCCCGGCGACGGCCACGGGTACGAATCCCGCATCCAAAGCACCGGAGGCTCGAGTGGAACGACGCGATCACCGACGAGACGAGCAGCTCGCATCAGCACAGCGGAAGGCCGCGCAGGAACGTGCGAAGCGTAAGCAGCTCGAGCGTGAGGTGCAGGCTGCAAAGGCCGAAGGCATCCTTCGGCAAGCTGCCGTCCGCGCGGGCGTTCAGGACATCGACTACTCGCTGCATCTCCTCAAGGTGCACGTGCGTAAGCTGGATCAGAAGGGTCTCCGCACGTTCGATGAAGAGAAATACTTCACCGAAACGCTGCGTCAGTCCCACCCCCACCTCTTCGGTGGGGCGGCTCCGGTTCCGGCCACGACCGGACCATCGGGAGCACCGGACCCGTCGCGTGGCGGACCTCCGGCGATCCCGCCCGCGAACGGGAACCCCGCAACCCCGCCTGCGAACGGCGGAAAGGGAGTTCGCGACGCGCGGACTATGACGTCTGAGCAGGTCAGTGCTCGACTTCGCGAGCTCGGCCTGGCGAATCCAAACTCGTCGATGCCCGTCTGACCCTAGGCGGGGCGCCGTTCAGCTAGTATCATCCACACAACTCGGCGCATCGCGCCCCACGAGGAACAGACATGCCCGACTTTTCAATCATCACAGCGTCCCCGCAGATCCGCGCAGTCGTTCAGGAGAACCTGCTCGAGAAGGCGTTCCACGATGGACTCTTCCCGCGTCAGCTCTACCGGGGCGAGTGCATGGTTCAGGCATGGCCGGTCGGCGCAGGCGACACGCTCGTCTTCACCGGTAAGGGTCTGATCGAACCGGACGCGCGTCCCGCCGTCCCGCAGACCGACCCGACTCCGGTCACGTTCGCCATCGAGCAGTGGACGGCGAAGATCAATCAATACTACTCGACGATCGACACGTACATGCCGAACAGCATGGTGGCGATCGCGAATCTGTTCCTCCAGAACGCGCAGCAGCTCGGGATGCAGGCGGGGCAGACGCTCAACCGTATCGTGCGCAACCGTCTCTTCGGTGGCGCGCTCTCCGGCTGGACCACGGCCTCGGCAGCGACGGTCGCGGTCGTCACGCTCCCGGTGCAGCGCCTCAACGGCTTCACTCGAGCGCGCAACCCGAACCTCCCGGCCGGTTCGAACGTCCGGTTCGACCTCGTCTCGGTGACGAACCCGCTCGCCATCACCATCGATGGCGTCGGCGCGCGCAACGTGGTCGGCTTCACGCCGGACACCGCGGGCGACGAGTCCGGTCCGGGCACGCTCATCCTCGACGTCGCGGCATCCGCAGGCGCGAACACGCCGGTCTACTCGGTCGATCGCACGTTCATCGTGCGCTCGGGCGGAGGCAACTCCATCGAGTCGATCGCGGCCGGCGATCTTCCCACGCTCGCGGACGTCCGCGCGGCCGTGGCGAACTTCTGGTCGAACAACGTGCCCGAGCACCCCGACATGCGCTTCCACGCGCAGATCGGTCCCATCTCGCAGAACCTCATCTTCGCGGATGACGAGTTCCAGCGCCTCATGACGGCCCTCCCGGACTACTACGCGTATAAGCAGTTCGCCCTCGGCGAGATGCTGAACACCGTGTTCCTCCGCAACTCGGAGTCGCCGCGCACGAGCACGGTCGTCGGTGGTCTCACCTACGATCAGCGCGACCCCTTCCCCGGCGTGCTTCAGAACACGACGGCCGTGAACATCGAGCGCATCCTCTTCACGGCGCAGGGCGGCATCTTCGAGTATTACGCCGACTACTCGGCGCTCGTCACCGACGCGGGCATCACGGGCGCCCTCGCGGAGCCCTCGATCACCAACAACGGCATCGAGATCAACACGGATCGCATCCAGATGATCATCGCTGCGCCGACGAACCGCACGCAGGACCTCGTTCGTACGACCTGGCGCTTCATGGGCGACTGGCCGCTTCGTACCGACGCGGCGACCGGCGACACCGCGCGCTACAAGCGCGAGATGTGCATCGAGCACGCGGGTTCCTGATCTTCACGCGTCTCGAGACCTGAGCGGCACTCACTCCTCGGTGCCACGCGAATCTTAGGTCTCGAGCGCGTGTTCTTTCCCTGCACGCGCAACCTCCATGGAGCTCACCTCTACATCCTCACGCGATCTGGTCCTCCTAGGACGCGTGGAGATGTACGGTGTGACCCGTGGGGAGAGCACGCGGCGCCTGACGCGAAGCAGGGCGCGAAGGGCGCTGCGCCTATCAGCTCTCATCGACGTGCGGCATCACGTTGATGTGAAACGCTCACGTGGCATTCTTCTTACGAGGGATCACGCAACACGTGAGAGATGGTGTCTGCCAAGGCACCGACCCGTCCTCGGAGCAACCCTAGAGATAGATCTCTTAGGCACGCTCCGAGGACCTCAGCATGGGTGCCGGAGTCTTCGGACTCGTCGGGCTCCAAGGGCTTAGCCGCCTGGGAATCCTGGATCAACGACTACCTTCCGTCCTTCGTCGGGACGTAAATCCAGACGCTAACCGGTAGAGACGAGATCCAGGATTCCCGCTGACCTATTTTCCACCCTGACGAGGACACCATGGCGAACCCCAAGCACGATCCGCTCGAAGCTGCAAAGTCCAAGGTCCCTGGCACGGCGCCTGCCGTTGCTAAGCCACCCCTGCCCCCGGCACCCAGCGCCTCGGCAGGCGCCCCGGACGCCCCGGTCGGGGGTAACCCCGCGGTACTACCGCCCGGCACCCCTGCGGAGCCGCCTGCGGGCACGGCGCAGGGCCCCAAGGCGCCCGATGTCGAGCCGTCCAACGACGACCCTGAGCAGGGCCCCGCGTTGCCACCTATCCCGGACGAGCCTGTCGTGCCCGCAGTGACGCGGGTTTTCCGCTGCGTGAAGAGCACGCGGATGTCTTGGAGCGGTGTGGTGCTCGCGTTCGTCAAGGACAAGGAGTACACCGAGAAGAAGCTCGGACCGGCATGGGCCGATCACGTGGACACCCACATGAAGAACTTCTTCGAGCGCATCACCCCGTAACCTGGAGGCACGTATGCCACTCTCCGACGCAGAAAAAGAGAAGATCAAGTATCACCTCGGCTACGTCGGCACGAATGCGGGCAACGTGCTTCAGCTCGGCATCGCGCGGAACAATCAGTTCTTCTACCTGATCGATACCGCGCTTCAGACCGTCAAAGAGGTCAACATCGCTCGAGTGCGCTCCATCATCTGCACGATGGAGGGCCTCGAGTCGAAGATGGAGGCCGCTGCGTGCACGTTCATGGTCGAGGCGATCGGCGACATCAAGATGCGCGGTGCAGGCTGCGACTCGACGACCGAAATGTTCGAGCGCGAATACTGCCGATGGGGCTACAGGCTCTCCGACATCATCGGAGCGCCTCCGTTTCCGTACTCGGTGCGCTACCAGGCGCACACACCGCAGTCGTTCGCGTGCGGGGGGCAGGTCCGTAACCTGCGCGTTCGATGATCTGCGAGCTCTGCGCGCCTGCACCCTGCACGTGCTCGTCGAGCTTTCAGCAGCTCACGTTCGATCAGCTCAAAGCCACGTTGCCTCAGCAGCTCCTCCCGTGTATCGACGAGATCCGTTCACTGAAGACCTGCCTCGGCATCAACGTCTACTCCGTGCGCCTCGTCTGGATCAAGTGGTCCGGGCAGGTGCGCGGGCGAGGCATTCCGAGCATTCTCAAGATCATCGACATCCTACCGAATCCGAAGGTCTCGCCCTTCACCAGCCGTTCGCGCTCCATCGAATCCATCGGTGTCATCGAGCAAGGCGACACGACGGTGGAAGAGATTTCGCTTCGGTATGACGAGCAGCAGCTCACCGGACAGCTCGAGGACGGGCCTGTAGACGCTGACACAGAGTTCTTCTGGGAGATCGCCTTTCCGCGCCCGAGCGGCGAAGCGCGTCGCCGCCGTTTCACGGTCGCATCTGCGCCTGCGTACGATCCTGGGAAGATGCAGTGGGTCATCCGCCTTCAGTCTTCCGACTCACCGCGCCTACCGAACGGGGACATTGACGAATAATGGAAGTCCGGATCAGACCGGAAGATGTGGCGCTGCGACGACGACTCTCGGCCAAACGCCTCCGTACAGAGGTGCAGAAGGAACAAGAGAAGTTTCGCCGGAACGCAGTAGCGTTCATGCGCCAGAAGGCGATCGCCAAAGGCATCTACTTCAAAGGCCGGTTCGTCAAGGGCATCACCGCAGATCGGCGAGCCAGTCTCAAGCTCGAGGTCAGGCTTTTCAATCGCGCTCCGCACGCTATCTTCGTAGAGATGGGTCGCCGCGCAGGTGCTCGTCGTCCGCCGTTCCACGTCATCCTAAACTGGGTACGGATCAAGTTCGGTCTCAGTGGCAAGGCTGCGATCCGCGTTGCGTGGGCAGTCATTCAGAAGATCCACTTCCGCGGAATCAAGAAGCGGCAGGTGCTCACGAGCCCCACATTTCGAAGACAGCTCAATACCGACTATGCTAAGCGGATGCGCGCTCTGCTGAAGAAGGTGCACCGATGACCGCAGCGACCACCACACAACCGAAAGCCGTCTTCGTGAAGCCTGGAACGCCGAGCGTGCTCAAGCTCGTGCAGACCGTGGACACCAAGACGGCGCTGACGCGCGCCCTGCGGGAGTATCTCGAGCCACTCGAGGTCACGGAACCGAACGGGCGCACGCTGAAGCTGCTCAAGGTCTATGATGTGTGGGCCGAGCCAGAAGATGTCGGCAAGTTCCCGAGCGTGAGCATCAACCCGCTTGGTGAGCTCGAGTACGACTCCGCTGATATGAACAATCGGCTGGAGGAGATCGCGCCTAACATCGCACTGCGACGATGGGCGAACGCGAAGCTACAGATCCAGCTTCAGGCGTGGTCAAACGACCCAGAAGAGCGCTTGATGCTCGGATGGATGCTCGAGAACGCCATGAACCCAGAGACGCACGGGCTGTTCTTGGACGTTCCGTACTACTTCAATGCGCGCGCACGCTTCACACCGACCTCGAGCATGCACGAGGACGATGGGGAAAGTGCGCAGAAACGCTGGCGAAAGTTCTCGATGACCGTCTCTGCGGAGATCGGTGCATACGTTCCGGTCGGCAAGATTCCGTACTTGATCCCGCGTGCGGGAGTGACAGTGGATTCCTGAGGGGTCGCCAAAGTGGCGATACTCGTGTAACGTGGCGCAGATTTCCTGGAGGCTCCCATGGCAGGCTTCATCCGTCGGTTCGACTACAATCCTGGTACCGAGGTCATCTCTCAAATCGAGGGCCTCGTCATCATCGACAATCCGCAGCCGGGCGCCGTCCAGGGTGCGAGCACGGGTGTCGCGTGCCTGATCGGCGAGTTCCCCGACGTCACGTATGGCGTCAGCGTGGACGGTTCCGGTCTCGTGACGACTCGAGCTCGTCCGGTACAGATCTTCAGTCCGGCAGACTTGCAGATCAAGGTCGGTGTGCTCGACCCGACGCTCGGCGACTTCGGTCTGTCGTGCGGCAACGGCCACGCAGAGCTCGCGAACAAGACGTTCTCGCAGCTCGTGGTCGTGCCGATCAACATCGCCTCCGGTCAGGGCGTGCGTCTGTTCCGCGTGCTCCCGCCCTGCGCCTCGGTGACCAACGCGTCTCCGTTCGTGCCGCTCACCGGTGGCGTCGTGCAGGCTGGCACGTCGTTCCGCGCGTCCTCAGGCATCATCAAGACGGCGAAGCGTGTCGTCTTCACCGATCTTCAGCCCATCACCACGGGTGTCGGCGGGACCACGGTCGCCGCCTTGTCTGCGGCAACGCAGACATTCACCGCAGCGCCCGGCTTCGATTGGGCGGCGATCGTTCGTCCGGACGGAACGCTCGGCGCACGCAAGGGTGACGTCCTCGTCATCGGCTCCACTGACGGTTCCGCGCTTTCTGTCGATCAGGGCACGTATCGTGTCTCTGTGACTCCCGGCGCTGGTGTGAACATCGTCGTGGAGATGATGAATGGCACGGCGTTCCCGTGGGTCGGTGTCACGCCGACTCCGTGGCGCCTGCACTTCTCGAGCGATGCAGACACGGCTCCCGTGATCGTGGTCGGCTCGACGACGCCGGGTGGCTACGACTTCAACGACGCGGGTGGTGCCAATGTGCCGGCTCGCCCGATCACGGACTCGACCGGCGCAGTCGGTGGCGCAGTCGCGTACGGGATCCTCACACTCATGACGCCGGTCACTGCGCCTACAGCGCTGTCGGCCACGTTCTGGGACCCACTCTCTGGCCTCAGCGGACTCACGCACCCCACGGTCGCGCTCGCGTACACGGCAGCGATTCAGCAGCCGAACGCGCCTTCGGTGGCGGGGCTCGACACGCTGTATGGCACGTGCATCGCTGCGCTCGTGTCGGAGCAGCTCCCCGGTCGTGAGGTCGATCTTCTGTGGTGTGCACGCAAGTCTGCGACCATCCGATCGCTCGGTCTTCAGCACGTGCTCACGGTGAATCAGCGCGGTATCTCTCGCCTGTTCCTCGTGAGCCCGCCGCTCAGCACCGTCACGGTGGACACCGCAGGAAGCGCGACCTACCCCGGCGTCGCGGTCAGTCGCAACGAGCGCCAGATCTACGCGTGGCCCGGCGTGCAAACGCTGATCGACGGCACGCAGGACGAGCGCATCAAGCGCGCAGACGGGACCGTCGGAACGAGCGGCGTGCAGGACACGACCTTCGACGGTTGGGTGGCATCGCTTCTCTCGGTGCTGCGCCCCGAGCTCGATGCTGGTCAGGCGGGTCCGCCCGTCCCGGCCACGTTCGCCGCGATCCTCGGCTACCAGTCGGGTCTTCCGGTCGAGCTCGGTATCGATCAGTACATCTTCATGAAGCAGCTCGGCATCTGCGGCTACCGCCTGGACCGGACCTCGGGTTCGATCATCCAGTCGTCGGTCACGACCTCGCTGCTCTCTGGCCAGACGACGATCAACCGTCGCCGCATGGCCGACTTCATCGAGGACTCGCTCGCTCAGGCGCTCGTGCAGTTCGTCAAGAACATCGCGTCGCAGGAGAACCGCGATTCCGCAGTCGCCGAGGTGGTCTCGTTCCTCGATCAGCTTCGAAGCCAGACGAACCCGGCGAATCAGCGGATTCAGGACTACAGCGTGGACGACAAGAGCGGCAACACGCCGGATCTCGAGGCGCAGGGTATCTTCGCCATCGTGGTCAAGGTGCGCATGCTGCCGATCGACCGTTTCATCGTCCTGAATGTTCAGGTCGGTGAGAGCGTGCAGATCAGCACGCAGATCTGAAACGGAGAATCCCTGCCATGTTCCAAATGCCATCTATCGATCGCATCGTGCACTATCAGAGCTACGGCACCCCCGGAGCCGAGTACACGTCTCAGCCACGCGCTGCGATCATCACGCAGGTCAACCCCGAGGACACTTCGTGCGTCGGGCTGTGCATCATCAATCCGACGGGCCTCTTTTTCACGCCAAACGTGGCGTATTCCGAGGAACCGAAGGCGGGATGCTGGTCCTGGCCCCCGCGCGTGTAGACAGACGGGCTCGCTGCGTCTATCTTTCGGGTACGGCGCGAGGTGGGCTCGCGCGACGACCGCACCCACAAAGGGAATAGGGCCGTGCTGGAGTAAGATCCGCACGGCTTTCTTCGTTTCACCTACCTCAGCCGGAGAATCACATGGCACAGCGCATCAAAGGACAGGACGTAGACCTTCAGATCATCCAGGCGGGTCGCGTCCTCACGACACTGTTCAACATCAAGTCCTTCGATTTCGCGTACGAGCTCGAGATCAAGAAGGAAGGCTACCTCGGGCAGAAGACCGACAAGCGCGACTCGGTCTTCAACGGCATCTCGGGCAAGCTCGAGATCCACCCGGAGAATCAGTCCATCCTGATTTTCATGGAAGCCGTGCGCGCGAAGGCCGAGAACCGCACCCCCGGCGTGCAGTTCAACATCAAGGCGACGCTCAACTTCCCTGGCGGCGACCGCCCGCGCATCATCATCCCGGACGTGGAGTGGGGTCAGATCCCGTTCTCGTTCTCCGGCCGTACCGAGTATGGCACCGTCAGCCTGACCTACGAGTCGGCGACGGCACAGGTTCTCACCGTCTGATCGCGCATTCCGCGCACGTTCGTATAGGAGGAAATCAGCATGGCCAACGTATTCGACAACCTGGTAGCGCAGCACAACGCGGCGCTCAACACGCCCCGCCACACCTTCACGATCCCCAAGAAGCTCGTGGAAGAGACGGGATACATGACCGTGACGCTTCGTGAGCTCATCGGGCTCGACGAGGTGAACGCGCACGTGTCGGCCGCGGACTCCGGAGCGAAGCTCGCCTTCGAGCTCGTCAAGAAGTCCCTGGTCCGGCTCGAGCACGCGAAGAGCGGCCCGCTGGAGTTGACCGCGGAGAACGTGGACCTCGCCTTCGGTTCACTGCCCCCGAAGGTGCGCAACCTCGTGCTCGCCGCGTATCAGGAGATCCACAATCCGAAGAACGACGAGATCACGGATTTTCTCGGAAGCCGCCTGGTGTCGGTCTGAACCTTGCGGTGATCGGTATCGCGTACGGGAATCCTCAGTCTCGCTACCGCGGTATCATGAAACAGATCGCTTTCCTCGGCAGATACGCGCATCAACCGGCCAATGTCTCTCTGCAAATGCCGGTGTCTCAACGAATCCTGCTCACTCGAGCTACTGCCGAGATCATGGAAGAGGAATCGGAGCGCGTGAAGAACTCAACCGACATCGATTGAAGGTGCAGCATGCTTGACGAGGTTGTCTCGACTACGTACCGGGCGGTCACGCGACCGTTCGAGACTTCGATGGGAGCCATGTCGCGCGCTGCAAACATGGGCGCAAACGCGGTGCGGTCGGTCACCAGCGCGCTCAACCCGCTGAACATGGCGATCGGTGCGGTAGGCATCGGCGCTCTGATTAGTAAGGTCATCACGCTCAACAACGAGTTCCAGAACACGCAACGTACGATCGCGGGCACTCTCACCGCGCTCAACGTGGTCGGCGGCGACATCCAGGAACGCATCGAGCAGGTCCTCGCGGGTGGTGCAGAGAACGCCAGCGACATCGTTGCAAACCTGAACATGGAGAAGTTCAACGCCGGCCTCGCGTCAGCGGAACGCACCATGATGGCGATCAACAACGCTGCGGCGTCGCTTCCTGGCGAGGCGGAAGAGTACGTCCAGGTCTTCACGACGGCGCTCCCCGACGTGCAGGCTGCGATCGGAAACAACGTTCAGCAGATCTACACGTTCACGAACCGACTCACCGCAGTCGGTCGCACGTTCGGCATCGATGCAGCACAGA